CTAGTCGGGGCGCCAGGACGAGGCCTTGACGATGGCCGAGACGAAGGAAAGCTGCTCGATCTCCTCGGCCCGGATCTTCACCGTCTTGTGGTTCTGGTTGATCGACAGGAAGTGGGTGTAGCCGTCGCGCGTATAGCCGAGGATCTTCACCATCACCCGCCCGTCGCGCGATTTCACCAGCACCTCGTCGCCGCTGGCCACGGCCTGGTTGGGTTCGACCACGACGAATTCCCCGTCGCGGATGCGCGGCTCCATCGAGTCGCCGACGCAGCGCAGGCCATAGGCATCGGGGTCGGCGCTGAGGAAATGCAGGTAGCCGTCGCCGTGCCCGACCGGGTATTCCAGGTCGCAGAAGTGCCCGTTGTCGCCGAGCTGGGCCATTGCCACCACGGCGATCTTCTTGAATGCCTGCGGCGCGATCGGGATCGGGTGCCAGTCGTCGCTGTAGGCCACCGCCGGCGATGGCTGGCCCTTGCCGGTCAGCAGCCACACAGCGTTGACCTGGTAGCGCTCCTGCAGCACGGTGGCCTGGACCAGGGTCGGCTTGCGGCTGCCCTCGGCCCATTCCTGCACATCCGATTCCGGCGCGCCCACCGCTGCCGCCAGTTCCTTCTTGCGGATGCCCAGCCGTTCCAGCACGAAGCCGACGCGCGCGGCCAGGCCGTCCGACTGCGCCGGCGGCACGGCCGGCCGGCTTTCCGAATCCATCCAGAACTGCGGATAGCCGAAGGTCTCCTCGATCTTGCGCGCGGTGCGGTCGCCAATGTCCTTGCCGCCGCTCAGGTAGCGGTTGACCAGGGAGGGGGTGGAATAGCCGAGGGCCTGGGCGGCGCGCGACTGGTTGCCGTCGGACTTCTCGGCGATGGCAATCGAGAACTTCTCGCGGCGGATTTCTTTGATCGACTTCATGCGCGTGATTGAACCCGGTTTGACCGAGAAGGTAAATAGACCTTCATGGTAACAGATGAGTCTTGTAATGGTTACCGATATGGTAATAGAATCGTCCGAAAGTGCATCCGACCCAACCCGGCCACGCGGCGCCGGGGCGGTCCGGCGGGCCGCGCGCGCAGTGCGGGCCTGCCCTTTCAACAGGAGGGAAGTGCCATGAACGATGCAAGGGAAGGGAAAGCGGAGGCCGGCGCAGCGATAGGCGACGCGGCCGCGAACACGGCGCCGGGCGCCGGTGGCGCAGCGGGTCTCAGCGCGCGCCAGCGCATGGTCATCGACTGCTTCGACGGCGGTGGCGTGCTGCTGACGCGCGAGGACATCGCCGCACGCACCCACCTGCGCCTGTCGTCGGTGTGCGGACGCGTGCGTGAGCTGCTCGACGCCGGCTACCTGCAGGTACGCGGCCTGCGGCGCTGCGCCGCCACCGGCAAGCCGCACGAACTGCTCGGGCGCAAGGGGGCGCGATGAAGGCGCCGCGGCACGGGCACGGCGCCCTGCGCGGGCTGGCCATGGCGTCCGGCATGGACGGGAAGGGCCGCCATGCGTGACTACGGCAAGATCAGCCCGCAGTTCTGGATGGGGCCGACCGGCAGGCGGCTGCGCGCGCACGGCGCACCCGCGCAACTGGTGGCGCTCTACCTGACCACCTGCCCGCATGCCAATATGCTCGGCCTCTATTACCTGCCGGTGATGTATATCGCGCACGAGACCGGCCTGGGCATGGATGCTGCGTCGGCGGGGCTGGCCGGCTGCATCGAGGCCGGCTTCTGCCGCTACGATCCGGCCACCGAAATGGTGTGGGTGTGCGAGATGGCCCACTACCAGATCGGCCGGGCGCTGAGCGCGGCCGACAAGCGCTGCGCCGGCGCGCAGAACGAGTACAACGCGCTGCCGGACAACCCCTTCCTGCTCCCCTTCTTCGACCAGTACCGCACCGATTTCCACCTGAGCCGGTGCCGCGGTGCGCCGGCACCGGGCGAAGCCCCTTGCCTGGCCCTTGCGAGCCATGAACAGGAGCAGGAGCAAGGGCATGAGCAGGACCAGGGGAAGGACCAGGGGAAGGACCAGGGGAAGGACCAGGAAAGGGGTAACCCTGGCGGGTTACCTGTGGCCACCGCTGCCGGCGAGGGGATTGCCGAAGCCACGCTACCTGCCGCGTCCGAGCGCGGCCGCGCCGACTGTCCGCACCGAGACATCGTCGCGCTCTACCACGAGCTGCTGCCGATGTGTCCGCGCATCCGCGACTGGACGCCGGCGCGGCAGGCACAACTGCGCGCGCGCTGGAGCGAGGACGCCGGGCGCCGCACGCTGGACTACTGGCGCCGCCTGTTCGCCTACATCGCCGAGAGCCGCTTCCTGACCGGCCGTGCGCCCAGCGCCGGCAAGCCGCCGTTCGTGGCCAGCCTCGACTGGATCGTCAAGGCCGAAAACTTCGCCAAGATCCGCGAGGGGCGCTACCACAAGGAGGCGGCATGAGCGCGCGCGACGTCGGCCTGGCGGCGGTGACGGCTGGCGCGGTGCCACACAGCATCGAGTCCGAGCAGGCCGTGCTGGGCGGGCTGCTGCTCGACAACGACGCGATCGATCGCGCCGGCTGGCTGCTGCCCGAGCATTTCTACCGCGCCGACCATGCGGCGATCTTCCGCCATATCGTCGCCCTGCTTGCCGATGGCGTCGGTGCCGACGCGGTCACTGTCTTCGAACGCCTGGCCGCGCACGGACTGGACGCCCACGCGGGCGGCCTGGCCTACTTGAATGCGCTGGCGCTGCAGACGCCGGGCAGTGCCAATATCGCGCGCTACGCGGCCACCGTGCGCGACCGCGCGCTCAAGCGGCAACTGCTGGCGGTGGCGTCGGACCTGCCGGCCCTGGTGGCAGGCGGCGAACCTGCGCGCGCCGTGCTTGATCGCGTGCAGGCACGGCTGGAAGCCCTGGCGCAGGAACGTACGATGGCGCGCCCGGTGCGCGCAAGCGAGGAGTTCGACGCCTGCCTGGGCGCGCTGCGCGAGCAGGCGGCCGGCGCGCACCAGGCGCTGGCAACGGGCTTTCGCGCGCTCGACACCAAGCTCGGCGGCGGCCTGCGCGCCGGCGAGCTGGTCATCGTGGCGGGGCGCCCGGCCATGGGCAAGACCGCTTTCGCGCTCAACGTGGCCTGCCACGCCGCGCGCGGCCACAGCGTGCTGGTGTTGTCGCTGGAGATGCCCAAGGCGCAGCTGCACCAGCGCAACCTAGCCATGCTGGCCGAGGTGCCGCTGCCGCGCCTGCGCCAGCCCGAGCAACTCGGCGACGAGGACTGGCGGCGCCTGGCGGCGGCGCGCAGCCGCGTGGCCGAGCTCGGCCTGTTCCTCGACGACCAGCCGGCGCTGTCGCTGGCCGACGTGCGTGCCAAGGCGCGCATGGTGCGCCGCCGCCACGGGCTCGACCTGCTGGTAATCGACTACCTCGGCTTGATGAGCGGTGGCGCCAGCGAGAACCGCAGCCAGGAAGTCGGCAGCTATTCGCGTGGGTTGAAGGCGCTGGCCAAGGAGCTGGGCATTCCGGTGATCGCGCTGGCGCAGCTCAACCGAAGTCTCGAGAGCCGGGCCAACAAGCGCCCGCTGATGGGCGACCTGCGCGATTCCGGCGAGCTGGAGCAGGACGCGGACATCATCCTTCTGCTCTACCGCGACGAGGTCTACCACCCGGAGTCGCCAGCGCGCGGCATGTGCGAGGTGCTGGTCGAGAAGCAGCGCCAGGGCGAGACCGGCAGCGTGCCGCTGGCCTACCACGGCGAGACCACGCGCTTCCTCGACGCACCGGCGGGATACCGCGCGCCGGCGCCGCGCCCCGCGCGGGCGATCCGCGAGGATCTATGAAGGACGCCATGCACGGCGCCCGCGCCAGGCGCGCGCGGGCGTTGCAACCGAAGCAGGGCCGAACCAAGGCCGATCACCACAGGAGCGATCATGAATATCGAAGACCGGCTGGACAACTGGGGCAGGGTGGTACGCGATCCGCGCTGGCAGCCGCAATGCTGCGCATCGTGGGCACGCGTGGCGACCGCGCTGCGCGATGCCGCCGAGCGGCAGGCCGCGATCCCGCTGCTGCCGCGCGACATCGAGGACGGCTGGAGGATCGAGCGCGCCTGGCAGCGCATCCAGGACCCGCTCGCCAAGCGCCTGCTGCAATACCACTATGTGCACCGCATGGAGGCCGAGATGGTGTGCCGCGTGCTGGTGCGCAAGTACGGCGCCGCGCCCAGCACGCTGCGCCACTGGGAGGCGCGCCTGGCCAAGGCTCAGCGCGTGATGATGCATGTGCTGTCGTTGGACGACGCGCGCCGGCAACTGGCGCGGCAGGTGGCACGGCAGTCGGTGCAACAGGCGGTGCAACAGACGGCGACACTGTCCGCACAGCCCGCACCGCATTTGCCTTCCTCGCCTTCCGCATTGCCCGCACGGCGCGTGCTCACGGTGCGCGCCGCGCCATGCGCGATGGCGTAAAAAAACACGGTGCAAAAGCTTGCGCGCTGTGCGGTTGTCCTCTAATCTGAACCCAGATTACTGATTGCCCAGCGCGGCGCACCGGTTCAGACCGAGACACAGCATCCCGATGGAGGGATGCCCGTGGCCGGACCGGAGCGCAGCGAATCCAGCCCGCCAGGCCAGCGCCTCGCGGGCTTTTTGCTTTGCTGCGCCGGCCATCGATGCATCCGTTCCGATTCCCATGCATTGCCTCGCAGGAGACCCCCCGAGATGAGTACCGTCGCCATCCGCAAGGCGCTCGAAGAACGCCTCAAGACCATGCAGCCCGCGCTGGCCACGGCCTGGGAGAACCAGCCGTTCACGCCCGCCGCCGGCGTGCCCTACCAGCGCGTGCTGATGACGCCCGCCACGCCGGAGAACGCCAGCTACGGCGCTGCCTTCCGCGAGGTCGGTCTCTACAAGGTCACGCTGTGCTATCCGCAGGACAGCGGCACGGCCGCCGTGCAGGCCCAGGCCGACGCGCTGCGCCAGTGGTTCGCCCGCGCCACCACGCTGCGTGCCGACGGCGTCGAGGTGATCGTGCGCACCACGCCGGCCATCGGTGCCGGCGCCATCGAGGGCGACCGCTACTGCGTGCCGGTCAGCATCGACTACCTGGCCAACCTGGGCGGCTGACGCCGCCCGCTCTCTTTCCACCTTGCCACCAGCCCCGCCGCGCGCGGGGTTTTTTCTTTTCCTGGAGCCTATCCATGCCGATTGCCAAGGGTTTGTACAAGCAACTGCGCTACAAGGCGCAAACCGGCCAGGGTGTCGCGGCCGGCTCGACCGGCGGCCAGATCCTGCGCCGCGTCACCTCTGACCTGTCGCTGGTGAAAGACAGCTACCAGTCGGAGGAGATCCGCGCCGACCAGCAGATCGCCGACTTCCGCCACGGCGTGCGCCGCGTCGAAGGCACCATCAAGGGCGAGCTGTCGCCCGGCACCTATGCCGACCTGATCGCCGCGGCGCTGCGGCGCGACTTCAGCGCCGGCGCGGTGGTGTCCGGCGCCAGCCTGACCGTGGCAGGCAGCGGCCCGGCCTATACGGTCACGCGCGCCGCCGGCTCCTTCCTCACCGACGGCATCAAGGCCGGCGACGTGGTGCGGCTCGCCGGCGGCTTCAACGCCGCCAATGCCGCCAAGAACCTGCTGGTGGTGTCGCTCACCGCCACCGTGCTCAACGTGCTGGTGCTCAATGGCAGCGCGCTGGTGGCGGAAGGCCCGATTGCCTCGGCCTCGGTCACGGTGCAGGGCAAGAAGACCTTCGTGCCGGCCAGCGGCCACACCGACAAGTACCTGACCTTCGAGCACTGGTACGCGGACATCAACCAGTCCGAGCAGTTCACCGACTGCAAGGTCGGCCAGCTCGACGTGAGCCTGCCCGCCACCGGCATGGCAACCATCTCGCCGCAGCTGCGCGGCATCGACATGAAGACCGGCACCGGCGCCTATTTCACCGCGCCTGCGGCCGAGACCGCTGCGGGCGTGGTGGCCGCCGTCAACGGCGTACTGCTGGTCGGGGGTGTGCAGGTGGGGCTGGTGACCGGCCTCAGCGTGTCGGTCAACGGCAATCTCAGCGGCGATCCGGTGGTGGGGCAGAACACCATGCCCGATTTCTTCCCCGGCCGGCTGGTGGTGACCGGCCAGTTCACCGCCTACTTCCAGGACGGCACGTTGCGCGATGCCTTCGTCGGCGAGGGCGAGGTCGGCATCGTGGCGGCGCTGACCACCAGCAATGCCGCCAATGCCGACTTCATCGCCTTCAACCTGCCGCGCGTGAAACTGAGCAGCGCCGCCAAGGACGACGGCGAGAAGGGCATCGTGCAGACCTTCAGTTTCCAGGCGCTGCTGAACACCGCCGGCGGCACCGGCACTGCCAGCGAGAAGACCACGCTGTCGGTGCAGGACTCGCTGGCCTGACAGTGGCCCCGGCGCGGCGGCGGCGCTTGTGCGCCGCCACCGCGCCTTCCTTCACTTTCCCCGGAGCAAGACCATGGAAACAAGCCAGGGCGCATCGTCGCGTCCGCTCGCCTCGCTCAACCTGGTGCGGGCCAGCGAGGCCGGCCACGAGTTCGAACTGAAGAATTCCGCCGGTGACGGCCTCGGCGTCTTCATCACCGTGCTGGGCGATCACTCGGACACGGTGATGGCCGCCAACCGCAAGCTGATCAACGAACGGCGCGAGCGTGCCTACGTCGCCGCCAAGAAGGGCGAGAAGATGGCGCCGGACCCGATCGAGGACGAGGAGGCGCGTGCCATCGAAGGCGCGGTGCTGCGCACGCTGGCCTGGCGCGGCATCGACGAACCCTGCACGCCGGACCACGCGCGCCTGCTGTACACCATCAACCCCGAGGCGCGCGGCCAGGTCTACGCGGCCGCGGCGGAGACCGCCAATTTTTTGGCGCGCTGACGGACGAGCTGGTGGCCTACGCCGAGCACCAGGCGGTGCTCGACGCGCGCCTGCCCGACGGCTCGTCCGTCCGCCACAACCTCGAGGCGGCCGCACGCCAGAGTGGCCGCGCCCTGCCTGAACTGGCGGGACCGGCGCTGCCGGCGGCCGGCCTGCAGCTGTGGACGTGGTTCGCGGACCTCAACGCGGCCCGCCGCGGCAGGCCCATGCCACAGCCGCTCACCTACTCCGACATCCACGCCTACTTCACCCTGCTCGGCCAGCGGCCGGCGCACTGGCAGCTCGACGCCATCCGCCGCCTCGACCGTGTGGTGATGGCGGCGGCGTACCAGCGCAAGGGATAACCATGCAAATCGCAACCCTGGGCATCGCCCTCGACAGTGCCGCGCTCAAGCGCGGCGAGGACGCGGTCGACCGCTTCGTGCGGGCGCTCGAGCGCGCCACCGGCAGCATCGCCAAGATGGCGGGCGACGGCGACAAGGCCGCCTCCGGGCTGGCCAAGACCGGTACCACCGCAACCGGCGCACAGAGCGCGCTCAAGCAGCACGAGGCGGCGGTCAACCGCGCCAAGCAGTCCACCGACGCGCTGGAGCGCGCCAACCGCGCCAGCGCCACCAGCCTCGGTGGACTGTTCCGGGAGTACGTGGTGGATCCGGCCCGCAGTGCGATGCAGAAGAAGGCGGGTAACAGCGGGGTCGAAGCCGGTTCAGTCCAGAACGGCGTCAAGGATGTCCTGACGGCCTTCGAGGACGCCATCGTCGACTACTCCAAGACCGGCAAGTTCAGTCTGCCGGCAGCGGGCAAGACCGCGTTGCAGTCGCTCGGCAAATCCGTCGGCAAAGTCGGGCTGTCCCAACTGGCCAAGGGGGGCGTCGGCCTGCTGGACTGGTTGTTCCCACAGCAGGAAGGCACTTCCACTCCCGGCGCAGGTTCCGGCGGTGCGCAGGATCAGCAAGGCGCCGCACAGGCTGCCCAAGAGGCGGCGGCCGGCAGCGCGGATGCCAGCGCTGCCACGACCGCGGAGGCCGGCGCCGGCGCCGGCGATAGCAAGACGAAGAAGGCCAGCATCAATACCTTCTCAGGCTGGCTCGGCGACGCGCAGAAGGGACTCGAAGACTACCTCGGCTCCGCTGGTGGCGTCGCCGGTGCGGTGGAGTCGCTCTTCTCCGACGCGTTCAGCAAGATGGGCGATGCCGTGGCGACTTTTGCTACCACCGGAAAGCTCGATTTTGGCGAGTTTGCCAAGTCGGTTATTGCAGATCTGATCAAGATCCAGGCGCGTGCAGCGATCTCCGGACTAGCGAAGATGGGCATTAGCCTCATCGGCAGCCTGATCGGTGGGGAAGCTGCCAGTACGGATATGGCTGGTACTCCCGTTGACATGAGCATGCCGGTTGGCACTCCGATACGTGCCAGCGGTGGCAACGTCGATGCCGGCCAGCCCTACCTGATCGGCGAACGCGGCCGCCCCGAGCTGTTCGTGCCCGACGTGGCAGGCCGCATCCTGCCCGACACGGCTCTGCCCGGCCAGGGAGACGTGTCTGGCGCCGCGCCGGCCATCACCTTCCACAACACCTACAACATCGACAGCCGCTCCGACCGCGCCGACGTGATCGCCGCGATCCAGCAGAGCCAGCAGCAGACCAAGGCCCAGATCCTCGAGAGCATCAACCGGGGCGGCCAGTTTTCCCAGAGACGATAAGCCATGGCCATCCTGACCTTTCCCGACGACCTCCTGCCGTCCGGCGCGATGTTCGGACTGCAGTCCAACACCGAGAGCTTCACCTCGCCGCTGAACCGGGCCACGCAGACGGTGGAGCGGCCCGGCGCGCTGTGGCGGGCGCGCCTGACCTTCTCCACGCTGAGCGAACCGCAGCAGCGCCGGCTCAAGGCGCTGCTGGCCGCGCTCAACGGCATGGCGGGCCGCCTCTACCTGTGGCCGCACGGCACACCCGCCGCCGCCATCGTCGCGGCGCGTCCGGAGCTGGCCGGCGCGGCAGCGCCGCAGGTCAACGGCGCGCTGAGCGACTTCCGCCTGCTGCCGTCGCGCTCCTGGCCGGCCGCCACGCTGGTGCTGCGCGCCGGCGAGTTCATCGCCGCCGGCGGCGAGCTCAAGCTCGTCACGGCGGACGTCACCAGCGACGCCGCCGGGCTGGCGCAGATCCCGGTGGCACCGCCGTTCCGGCGCGCGCCCGCCGACCGCTCCTCGATCGCGCTCGACAAGCCCAAGGCGCTGATGCGCCCGGCCAGCGATACCTGGGAGTTCGTCAGCACCGCGGCCTGGCGGCACGAGACCTTCGCGGTGGACTTCATCGAGGTGCCGGCATGACGCGCCCCCTCGACCAGGCCACCGCCGCGGCGGTACGCGCGGGCCACGTGCCCTATCTGTTCTTCGTGCAGATGGATTTCTCCCAGCCGCTGCGCGTGTGCAGCGCCGGCTACGACATCGAGTGGAACGGCGCCACGTGGCTGGGCATCGGCGCGCTGGGCGGCATCGAGCCGATCCAGGAGCAGGCCGGCCTCGAGGCCATCGGCGTGCGCCTCACGCTGGCGGGCGTGCCGCCCGAGCTGATCGCCATCACGCTGGCGGAGCAGTACCAGGGCAAGGCTTGCCAGATCTGGTTCGCGCCGCTGCGGGAGGATCTGCAACTGGCAGCTGCGCCCGTGCGCCTGTTCTCCGGCCGCATGGACACCATGAACACCGAGGTGGGCGAGACCGCCAAGGTCACGGTGTCGGCGGAATCGCGCATGGTCAGCTGGGAGCGCGCCAAGGTGCGCCGATACAACCACGAGGACCAGCAAGCCCGCTATCCCGGTGATCGCGGCTTCGAGTTCGTGGCGCAGATGGTGGAGAAGCAACTGACATGGGGACGCTGATGCCAAGACAGCAACGACAACAAGACTGGCCGAGCCGCCTGGCCGCCTTCATCGAAGCCCGCCGCGCGCGGGCTTTTTCGTGGGGAGAAAGCGATTGCTGCCTGTTCGTCTGCGACGGCATCGCGGCCATGACCGGCAGCGATCCCGGCGCGCGCTGGCGCGGCCTGTACCAGGGCGAGCGAGGCGCGCGCCGCGTGCTGCGCGACAACGGCGGGGTTGCCGGCATCGCCACCCAGGTACTGGGCGAGCCGGTCGCCCCCGCCCTGGCCGGGCGCGGCGACGTGGCGCTGATCGACACGCCGGAGGGCGAGGCACTGGCGCTTTGCGTGGGCGGCATGCTGGCCGCGCAGGGGCGCGAGGGCATCGTCTTTCATTCGATGGACGCGGCGAAGGCCGCTTGGCATGTATAGGGGGGAACTATGCCGGCAGCAGCAGCGGCAGCAGTAGCGGAGGCACTTGGCGCAGCGGTCTCGGCCGGGGCAGGCATGGCGACATTGGGCACGGCAATGGCGGCGGGGATCGGGGTGGCCGCGGCCTACGTGGCCACCTATGCCGTCGCTTCGCTGGCTTTAGCGATGGCCTTCAACGCCTTGATGGGCGCAGTGTTCAAGCCACGAACGACGAACAGTTTTACAGCCGAAGCCCAGGGCCGCACCCAGATCGTCCGCTCCAACGTCCAGCCCCGCAACCTGATCTACGGCAAGGCAATGACGTCCGGCCCGCTGGTGTTCGCGGCGAGCACGGATGGCGCGCACAAGAACCAGTACATGCATCTGGTCGTGGCGCTGGCCGATCATACCTGTGAGGCGATCGACGAAGTCTATCTCGGCGACCAGGCAGTGGGACCGCTCGACGGCAATGGCCAGCCGACGGGCGGCCGGTTCCGCAAGGTCTGGGGAGAGTCCCGCACCCGTTTCGTCGCGGTTCCGCCAGGCCATACGGCCTTCACGCTATCGACCGGCGTTCCGGTCCTGACCTTGCAGGTGGCCGTCGCCAAATGTGCGGATGGGCGCGATGTAGCGATCACGGATGTCTCGTGGAGCGAGGGCAGCGACTCAGTCACGGTGCGCGGGCTGCCCGACGATGCGGAAACGGTGGTGGTGACCTTCGAGGAGCGTCGGAGCAATGGCCTGGTGGTGGTGCACAAGCACCTGGGCTGGCCGGAGCAGGAGGCGGATCCTGACCTGGTCGCCATGGTGCCGGGCTGGTCGGCCGAGCACCGGCTGCGTGGCGTCTGCTATCTCTATGTGCGGCTGGAGTACGACGCCGATGTATTCCCGAACGGCCTGCCCAACATCAAGGCACTGGTGCGCGGCAAGCGCGTGTACGACCCTCGCGGTGGCACCGTCGCCTGGTCGGACAACTGGGCGCTCTGCGTCTACGACTACCTGTGCGACGAACGTGGGTTTTCCTGCGCTGCCGGCGATGTGGACCTCGCCACCGTGATGGCGGCGGCGAACGTCAGCGACGAGGCTGTGCGCCTGGCGGACGGCACCACCCAGCAGCGCTACCGTTGCAATGGCATCGTGATGCTGGACAAGTCGCCGCGCGACAACCTGACCGAGATGACCACCGCCGGTGCCGGTTCGGTAGTGATCTCCGGTGGAGTCTTCCGGGTCTTCGCCGGCGCTTACGACATTCCAACGATGACGCTGACGGAGGACGACCTGCGCGGGGCGATGAAGGTGCAGGCGCGCATGTCCCGGCGCGACCTCTTCAATGTGGTCAAGGGAACCTACGTGAACCCGGCCAACGGCTGGTTGCCGGGCGACTTCCCGGCGGTCAGCAATGCCTTGTATGCCGGGCAGGATGGCGAGAGCATCGAACGGGACATCGAGCTGCCGTTTACCACCGACGGCGTGATGGCGCAGCGCCTGGCCAAGATCATCCTCGAGCGCTCCCGGCAGGGAATCGTCGTCGAGTTTCCGGCAAAACTGAGCGCGTTCCGGTTGACCGCGTACAGCACGGTCAAGCTGTCGTCGGCCAAGTTCGGATGGGCCGAGAAGACCTTCCGGGTCATGTCGTGGAAGATGAGCGACGACGGTGGTGTCGACCTGGTGCTGAATGAAGAAGCACCTTCCGTCTATGACTGGAACGCCGGTGACGCCACCTCGTCGGATCCCGCGCCCGACACCAACCTGCCGAATCCCCTACTGGTCGAGCCGGTCGGGCAGATCCGCCTGGAGTCAGGCTCCGAGCAGTTGGTACTGAGCCAGACCGGGGTGGTGACCTCCCGCGTTCGGGTGATCTGGCCAGCGGCGCAGGATGCGCAGTTGCGGCAATCCGGTCGTGTGGAGCTGCAGTACAAGCGGGCTGACGCGCAAGACTGGACCAGTCTTGCGCCGCTGGCCGCCACCGCGACCAGCGGCTACCTGATGCCGGTCGAGGACGGCGCGCCTTATGTGGTGCGGGCGCGCTACGTCTCCGGCATCGGCGTGCGCAGCCCGGACTGGACCTATTCGCCCGTGCACGTGGTGGTGGGCAAGCTGGCGCCGCCGGAAGATGTCACCGGTTTTTCGCTGAGCGCGCTTAGCGGCAGTGCGCACCTCGTCTGGGACCCGGCGACCGACCTCGACGTGCGCAATGGCGGCCGGGCATCGATCCGGCATACCTCGAACCTGATGCAGCCCGAATGGGGCAGCGCGATCGACATCGGTGGCTATGTCGCCGGTGCCGCGAATTCGGCACAGCTGCCGCTTCTGACCGGCGTCTATCTGATCAAGTGGGTGGACTCGAGCGGGAACGAATCCGTGACGGCGTCCGAGGTGGCCACCACCGCTCCCAGCCTGCAGGGACTGAACGTGGTGGCGACGGTGTCGGAGCAGCCTGCCTTCGCTGGAGCCAAGGACAAGGTGATCTTCGACCGGGCGCTCGGCGGCATCAAGTTGATCGGCAATGGCCTGATCGACAGCCAGGGCCCGGTCGACGCGAGCGGATTGTGGGACGACGCCGGCCAGATCGACCGTCTCGGCGCCATCGATGCGGTCGTCGGTGCCGGCGGCTGGCCATGGGTGGATTCGCTCGGGGGTGTGGCGAGTTCGGGCAGCTACACCTTCGCCAATGCGCTGGACCTCGGGCGGATCGAGACATCGCGGCTGACGGCGACGATCGATGCCCTGGGGTTCGACACCGGCGACCTGTTCGATGTACGACCGGAGCCCCTGGATACCTGGCAGTCGATCGATGGCGATCGACTGAGCGATGCCGGGGTAACCCTGTTCGTGCGCCACACCCGCGACGATCCGGCCCGTACCCCCGCGTGGTCGCCCTGGGAGCGCTTCGCGGCCGGTGACTACGAGGCCCGGGCCTTTCAATGGCGCGCCGAACTGCGCAGTTTATCGAGTGCCCACAACGTGCTGGTCGCGGGCCTGACGGTCACCGTGGACATGCCCGACAGGATTGCCTATGGCCGCGGCGTGGTGTCGGCGGCGGGCGCGCAGGCGGTGGTTTTCGATCCGCCGTTCCATATCGTGCCCAAGGTCGGCATCACCGCCCAGAACATGGTGCAGGGCGACTACTTCACCATCAGCGCGCCGAACGAGCGCGGCTTTACCGTCAATTTCTACAACGCTGCCGGCGCAGCCATTTCCAGGCGTTTCGACTGGGATGCGGTCGGCTATTGACCTGGAGAGGAACACATGTCCCAACACGATATGATCATCGACAACCAGCCTGGTGCCGCGTTCCGGGCCGACCTGAATCAGGCGCTGGCCGCGATCGCGACGAACCAGTCCGGCTCCGTGGAGCCCAATCCGTCCTACCCCTACCAGTTCTGGGCCGACACCGCCAGCGGCACGCTCAAGATGCGCAATGCGGCAAACACGGCCTGGACCAAGCTCGGGCAACTGGGCGCAACCAACTTCGGGCTGGTCCTGCCCGGCACGATCGCCTATCACGCCAGGAATGCAGTGCCCGCCGGCTATCTGCGCTGCAATGGTGCCGCGGTATCGCGCACCGTCTACGCCGACCTGTTCGCTGAGGTCGGGACGACCTTCGGCAACGGCGATGGCTCGCAGACCTTCAACGTGCCGGACCTCCGCGGCGAGTTCCTGCGCGGCTGGGACGATGCGCGCGGCGTCGATGCCGGGCGCACGTTCGGTAGTGCCCAGGCGGACCTCTTCAAGCAGCACACCCACTCGGGCCTGCCCGGACAGGGCGTGGTACAGGGGCAGAACGGGACGGGCAACTACATGATCGTCTCCGACAACAGCTATGCCCCCATCGGCAGCACCGGCGGCACCGAAACCCGCCCCCGCAACATCGCCCTCCTCGCCTGCATCAAGTACTGACCCCAAGACAAGGAAGAACCTCATGGACATCCATAACTACCACCCGACCACCGGCGAATACCTCGGCCTGGGCGTGGCCGATCCGAGCCCGCTCGAGCCCGGCGTCCATATCGTGCCCGGCTATGCCACGCCGGTGCCGCCGCCGCGCGCGGCCGGCCGCGCCATCGCCGTCTACCGCGATGCGGCGGGCGGCGTGCCGCAGAACGCGGCGGACGGCGCCTGGACCGCGCAGCCCGACTACCGCGGGGTGCCGCTTTACCGCACGGCCGACGGCAGCCGCTTCGAGGCGGGCGCCGAGTACAGCGGCATCGGCGACCTGCCGCCTTTCCTCACCGACGAGCCGCGGCCAGGTCCCGCCCATGTGTGGCGCGACGAAGGCTGGCAGCTCGACGACGCGCTGGCCGCTCGGCTGCAAGCCGACGAGGCCGCGGCACGGCGCGACGGGCTGCTGGCCGAGGCCGAGCGGCGCATCGCGCCGCTGCTCGACGGCTTCCTGCTGGGCGAACTGACGGAGCCGGAGGTGGAGCGGCTCAGGTCCATGAGCCAGTACCGCAAGGCGCTGCGCGCCATCGATCCGGATGCGGCGCAGGTGAGCGCCTGGCCGCAGGCGCCCTGGGACTGAGCGCTGCGGCCGGTGCCGTTGGTGCCCGCGCGTGGTATCCATGCGCGGGTTTTTTCTTTTGTGCCGGAGGATTCCCGATGAACCAAGCCGACATGACAGTGGAGGCCGCCAAGGTCATGCCGGCCACCCCCGTGCCGATCATGACCTTCATGGGCTACGGCGTCGCCGACTGGGCCAGCGCGGTCACGCTGGGCTATGTGCTGCTGCTCGCCGCGCATTTCCTGTGGGTCAAGATCGGCCGCCCGTGGTGGCGCGCGCGGCGGGAGCGCTGAGATGGCGCTGCCGCAACGCGTGACGCTGGCGCTCGGCTCCGGCGCGCTGGCGCTGGCGGCGGCCGCCGTGGCGCTGTTCGAGGGCTACCGTCCGGCAGCCTACCTGGACCCGGTCGGCATCGCCACCATCTGCTACGGCCATACCGATGGCGTGCGCCTCGGGCAGCGGCGCAGCGAGGCGGAGTGCGAGGCGCTGCTGCGCGCGGACCTGGGCAAGGCGCTCGGCGCGGTCGACCGGCTGGTGGCGGTGCCCTTGCCGGAGACGCGCCGGGCGGCGCTGGCGTCCTTCGTCTACAACGTCGGGCCGGAGGCCTTCGCTGCCAGCACCTTGTTGCGCAAGCTCAACGCCGGCGACGTGGCCGGCGCCTGCGACGAGCTGCCGCGCTGGGTGCTGGCGCGCGGCCGCGTGCTGCCGGGCCTGGTCGAGCGGCGGCGGCAGGAGCGTGAGCTATGCCGGATGTAGGCGCATGGCGGCTGGCCGGGCTGGCCGGCGCCGGCCTGCTGCTGGGCGCGGCAGGCTGGACCGCCAATGGCTGGCGCCTGGAGGCCGTGCAGGCTGCGAGCGCGCTGGCTGCCAGCGGGGCGCAGGCGCGGCAGTCGGCGCAGGCGCTCGAGACCTTGCGCGCCAGCAGCGCTGCCATGCGTGCCGCGGCGGATGCCTACCGGCAGTCCCAGTCCGCGCTGGCGGCGCGGCTCGATCGTCTTGAGGAGGAACTCCAACGTGCCAGGCCCCTTCCCGTGGATTGCCGCCCTGATGCTGAGCGGATGCGCCTCCTGTCCGGCGCCGTCGACGCCACCCGCGCTGCCGCCGCCGCTCGATAG